AGTTTAAGTGCTTTTTTGGTTATATCTTCTTTTTGTTCTTCCCTTTTCCTTTTTATCCAAGTAACATTCCCTACAAAATTTTTAATACCTTCCTCGGTTATTTTTTCCGATCCTAAATACTTATTACAAATGCCACTGGTGTTGGTAGTTCCGTGTTGGCAAGAGTTTATTTTTACTTCAAATGAATCTTTGAACATATTATTTTTGATTAAGATAATAAATTATAGCTTTTGAAAGTGTGCTTTCGTGGTCGAATAGGGTTTCAACCTCCTCGAATTTTATTGAGAGCTCCTCTCTTCTATCCCTAGTTATAACTAATTTGGACTGATTAAGATATTTCAATTCTTTCATTTCTTCCCAAATTTTTCTTATTTCTTCTTGTGGACTTTTTTCTTCCACCATCTCACAAACTCTACCGCAGCAGTAACAGATGTTTTCTTCTTTTGATTTTAGTACTCGTTTATTACAGCATTTTGATTTCATAGGGTTATAAGTTTATTTTCAATTAAATATATAAGCATTTTTGAAAAAACATCAGCTATATTCAAATCGTCCACTCTTCCCGCTACCATTATTTCCTCCGCATATTTTGTAAATGGATTTTTAAACTTCCAACATTCGGCGTTTTCGTGTGAGTAATATTCTATAAAAGGAAAATCCCTAATTCCTTTTTCAACAAGTATCTTCCCTAATTCCGTTACTGTGAAAGCTGAAAAAATAATTTCAAATTGAAATGCGTGAGGTTCTAATTTATTATATCCGTAAATATTTTCCTTTAGCATTATTTTTTCATCTGGAAATGCTGTTTGCCTGTGTTTAACCCAATAAAACAAACTTTCTTGCTTCACTCCTAATTCTTTTAGTTTTTTACTTAGTTCTAAAGATGTGACTTGTTGTTCTAATTTCATTTTATTATTATTATTTTATTACTATTTGGTTGCAACAAGATGATTTCATTTTATTTTAATCTACTTTTTAATTCTTTAATCATTATTGCTTGATACTTTTTTAGTTCTTTATCGGTATACGCTTCTTTGGCCATAAACATCATTCCCTCCGAAGTTATGCCACGCACTATTTGTGCTATTGACCATTTTTTCACCCAGTCTTTTAAGGTTTCTTTTTTTGTCATTTTATTTAATAGGTCTCCCTCTAGTTAAAATTTACTCACTAAATAATACTTCTCTTTCCTCTTGCGCTTTAAAAAGGTTTTCAGCTACCACTTCACTTTCTATATCAATACCACCACAATGAGATTGGTCACCGTCTGTTCTGATTCCGTGGTCATTGCAATATACCCTCTTACCAATCCTATTATAAAACCATTTTTTATTATGTTTCATTTTGGTTATTTTAATAATTATAAACTCTATTTCCTTTAATAATTGGCAACTCCGTTATTATTGGAAGAATACGCATTCTTTTTGTCCAATCACACTCTAAGTGCGTATCAACGACTATTTATTGCCTGTCTTCCGTCGTCAGTGGTATTAAGCCACAATTATTAAAGGAAAATAACTTGTAATTATTACCTAAATGTATGGGGCTATTTTCTGTTACCATATTTAATATATTTTTCATCTCCACAAGTTCCATAATTGGGTGCTATCTTTCAGCAACAAAAAAAGCCGTAATACGGTTATTACGGCTCTTGTAAGCGACTTTTTGTGGTTCAGTGGCCTTATGCTTGGATCATTGTAGGGCTTTGTGAAGCTGTATTAGCTTTTTTTGCAGCTAATTCTGCTTTGATCTCTATTTCTTTGACTCTTGAAGCTTCTATGAGTCTATTGGCTTCAGCTTCAGGTAGTAGGATTGAAAGAGTGATATCTGGGTCATTCATACCCGGACGCTTGTTGTTGAAACGGCTGAGCATACGTGCGCCTGCTGAAATATTGATATTTTGTGGAAGATTACGGTTAAATACGATTGCTCCTCCTGGTCGTCCGTCTTGGCTATTAAGCCATTGTTTGGCTACAATAAAGTTCTTGAAGCCTGATTTGTTATTTTGTACAGTTGTTTGTTCACTCATTTTATTTGTTCTTAAAATTATTTATAAAAGGCTTGGATGAGAATTGTTTTACGATATTCACAAACGCTTAATATCCTATATGGGATAAGATTGTGATTTAAGGTTGATCAAGCCTTAAATCTTGATTTAAGATGTAGATGTCTAGAGCGGCTAGATTCCCTTACCTCTGCGTATGAGAGCTACTTCTTAAATCATTTTTTTAGATATAAGCATAAAGTGGTAGAAGATTGGATTCAACTTAATTTTGTTGAGTTATCTATTGGTTTATGCTTTATCTAATCTATTTTCTATCTTACTCTTCCCCAGGCATATATTATGAGATGGTGGTCCAACTCTAATATTAAGGTATCCACTTGGTGGGATAAATACTGGCTAAGTTGCTCATAGCTTATCTAATAGCTATTATATTAAAACAACATCCAGTCCCGGGGGAAGAATAAGATATTTCTCAGGGAATAATGATATATTCCCTGAGAAGGTGTTATTTGACTAAATATGGCTTTATTGCCTCTAATGCTTCTATTATATCTGTTTCTGATAGGGATATGTCCATTTTAGTCTCCTTTTGTTTAATATTGCCTGATATTGTTTAATATCATTTGATATTGTTTAATATCGTTTGATATTGCTTAATTCAGGCGTTTTGCCTTTTTTTAGGTTGGACGCTGAATAAAGAGAACCCAACACTAACTAAATTCTCTCTAAAAAACACGACCCAAAACCAAAATTACACATATAAAGTGGTAATAAAGGCTTGCTTGACACACATTTTCTTCCTGAGGTACTCTCTCTGATGTATGTATCCAGCATTGCCTACTGCCTGAGCAATGACTGAGGCAATCGTTGGCCCTGTATAGCCAATGCTTGACACTCTAGTGCGTTGACCATTGAGTGTAGTGTGCACAGCACTTGATGCATAGCGTGTAGGTATGCCCTGTGCGTTGCGAGAGATGGGGTAGATGACCATAATAATATAAATTAATGATTATATACCATAAAGTGGTAAAAGAGCCGTAGAGAGGCACACAGAGCGTTGTAGGGGGTATGGGGGGTGATTCGGTTTGTTGTCAGAAACGGAGGGACCGTAAGGTAAGGTACCCACCCAGACTTTTTCTTACTTTTCAAATAAACCCTATCTAAGCCAAAGTATGATCAAACATAGATATGACTAGGGCTTGTATAAAGCAAATAAAATATAAATCTATATTACAACACACTTTTCTGACTCAAACTCTTTTTTCTCGGGGGGTAAACTTTTTTCAAAAAAATAAATCCCATATATAAGCCATACTTTGACCCTTGACAAAATTCGACCCCCCATACCCTCTAATTCCTGATTCTGACCGGCCCAAAAAAATTTTTCTAAAAATTTGGACTTTGTTAGTATGTATCCAGAGTAAGCATTATGAAGTAATATTATGCCAGAAGAAAAAATAAATCAGATTATAAGGGAGAATGAAAAAATTAATCAGGTTATAAAGGAGGTAGAAGAATTGGGATCAAAAATGGATGGTCACTTCCAGGACTTTAAAACACTATTTTGTGATAATGAAAAGAATAAGTTTTCTTTAGTCAAAGCTACCAATGAGCGTATGAACAAGATGGACATCATGATGCATGATTTAAAGGTTAAACATGATACTGAATATATGAAATTGGCTAGACGTATGCCTTGGATCTATGTTTTCTTGTTTCTTGCTTATGTCTGTATTGTTATTTTAAGTATTGTGAAATAGCCCTATGGAAGATCTAACTATCTTAAAATCTTTGTCTGAGATAGGCGTTGGAGGTATTTTAGGATTTGCTGTTTATTACCTCCTTAGATATCTCAAGACTAAAGATGATATCATAACCAAGCTTATAGAGGTGAACTCTGAGCAAAATAGTCAGATGAAGGATACAAATACCTTTATTAAAGAGCTTTCTGAAACTCAGAAGCAATGTAAGGAGTATGCTCAAATAGGCTACTGGTGGTCGGAAGTACATAGGCCTATCCAAGATCTTTGTTCTGTTTGTGATAACTATGAGGATTGCCCCCATCCTCGTAAGTTCATAGAAAGGCGGAGAAGGCCTGCTGATAATAATAATTTAAATTAAAAAATATGGATCAATCTTTTAAAAGCAACCAGATGATTAAAAAAAATGACATCAACAAGAGACTTCTTAATAATGTGGTTAACACCTCCGGCACTTCTAATGTTTCCCAAAAAACAGCTATGCCTACTCCTATTCCTGGAGTAAATAGCTTGAGTAAGACTCTTCCTACGCTAGTTTCTTCTACCCCATTGAAAACTTCTCCTGTTACTGGATTCAATCCCATTAAGGCCTCTGACATTAGCAAAAAAAAATATCCCAACTTAGAAACTTTTCCAACTGTTAAAAAGACTTTTATTTCTAGGACTGATGCTGATAAGAAGAAGCTGTTGAGCTCCATGGTCAAACCATCCATAACATAATCATGGTTTATACACGAGGGAACTATCTATTGCATAGTTCCTTCATGTTGGTTGACAAATGGAAAATACTGATGTATCGTTATAAGGTAATCATTAATTTAAAATAAATGAAACCTTGCAGTAGCGGTAAGATCGGTTATAGTAAAAATAGCATCTCTAAATGCAGAAAAAAGGTTTATAAGGAGCGTACAAAAAGGCTCAGGTCATACCTTTGCCCTGAATGTTTTATGTGGCATCTGACATCTAAGATAAAAGATAAATAATAAATTTAAAAAGATATGAAAATATTCGTAATAGGGGACATCCATGGTGGAAATAGAGCCTTGATCCAAGTTTTAGAACGGGCTAATTTTGATTATGATAAGGATAAATTAATTTGTTTGGGTGATGTGGCAGACGGTTGGTCTGAAGTTCCTGAGGCGATTGAGACTTTATTAAAGGTAAAAAACTTGATTTATGTGCGGGGAAACCACGACCAATGGCTGAAAGATTTCCTCAAATACGGGAAACAACCTGATATATGGGTTCTCCAAGGAGGGCAAGCGAGCAAGTATGCTTACATCAATAGGACTCCTGAATTGATGAAATCGCATCGGGAGTTTCTTAGCAATTCTGAGTTTTATTACATCGATGATAATAATAACTGTTATGTCCACGGAGGAATAAAACCAGGGGTCCACCCAAAAGACACGGATAAGAGATACCTTTCTTGGGATCGAGATCTTTGGGATATGAGAGGGAGCAAAGAACATGAGGTCTTGAAAGTTCAATTTCATGAGATATATGTAGGGCATACTTCAATTTATCGCCATTCACGCAAGCCACTCCAATATGGCAATGTATGGTTTATGGACACAGGTGGTGGTTGGGAGGGGGTATTGTCAATGATGAATGTTGATACTAAAGAAATATTCCAATCAGATTTAGTGTCTGATTTGTATCCTGAAGAGCGGGGAAGAAACTGATAGTACTTTGATACTATCTAGTTATGGCAGAGACTAAAACTTATAAGGCCCTTGATAGGCCTTACGATAATTTCCTGACTAGAGACTCGCAGAGTAAATCTGTGAGTTCTTCTACTACTCCAAAAGCCGCTAGCGGAGAAAGTTCTTCCAGTTCTTCTTCTGGTTCTGGAGGATCATCTGATTCAAATGGGAGTGTTGAAGAAGCTGCTGTGAAAAATGAAGGAAATATTAAAGATTTATGGATAAAAACATTTATCAGATCAAATGATTGGAAACCAAAGAAAAAAGGTTTCTATATGGATGGACGGAATGGATATGCTGAATTTGTCAATGTATTTATCAGTGGAGAGATAGAAGCCCTTACCGGAGAAATTGGCGGATTTGTAATAGGGGCTACAGAACTTACAGCGGATGCAGGGGAAAACAGGACTGGACTGTCTAGCGGGAACACATCCTTCTATTCTGGGCCTAAAAATGCCCCTACGGTACGCATTACGCAGGAAGGGAGGATACTTGTAGGTGCGGACAATCCTATCGTCATAGATGGCGTTTATAAGGAAATAGAGAGCGATAATTATACCTCTGGAGCTTTTGGAACTGGTTTTCATCTAGATAGCAATCTTTTTGAGGTGGGGAATATAGCTTGCCGGGGAATATTTAGAGCTTCTGTATTCCAAAAAGATATTGTCAATGTTATAGCTGGAAGTTTTGTAGTATCTCCTAACGGAGATACTCTTGACGAGGATATGACACAGCTTGATAATTCTACACTCAAAACCAAGGGGAGTGCTACTTTCGCAGTAGGAGATATTTTGAGGATAAAAGAATCCAACGGAGCGACCGTAGACGACGAATGGTTGATAGTGACGGATATATCTTCTGCCCCTATATATTCTGTAACGAGAGATGTTTCTACAAATTATAATTCTAATGATAATCCTGCGTGGAAAAAGGGGTCCGCAGTGGTCGATTATGGCCAATCAGGGGATGGAGGGGTATATATGACAGCTTCTGATAATAATTCTCCTTATATATCCGTTTTTGAACACTCTGGAGCTCCTTGGAGTTCCATTGATACTAAATTAAGATTAGGTAATTTAAACGGTTTTCTCGGATATAGCGAAAACCTCTTCGGTATAGCTATTGGAGACTCAGAAAGGTTTCTCAAGTATGACTCTGATAATGGATTAAGAATCCAGGGTAATATAATAATAACAAATCCTGGAGATATTAATGCTTCTGATATTACAAACGACCTAAACTGGTCTAGCATAACAACATTTTTGCAAGATTCTATACCAGTGTCTGTTTCTATAGGAGATATTTGGATTGATACGAATGATAATAATAATATGTATAGAGCAGCTTCTGCTGGGGCTGATCAAATATCCGTTGGGGAATGGGTGTTAATAACAAATACTGGAGGTGCCGCTGTTTTCACGCAAGATGCTGTTCCTACATCAATATCTGTAGGAGACATATGGTTCGATACAAACGATGGAAACAAAATGTACAAAGCTGATTCTATTGGAGCTGATCAAATAGCGGTTGGAGAATGGGTAGTGGCTCCTGTTGACTTTGCAAACATAACCGGAGCGACAAAGCCAGATGATAACGCCACGGTAGGAGCTGTATGGGGAAGTAATTTGTCAGGAATACCAGCCACGCTAGGAGCCCCTAGCGGTACCGGACTTTTTCTAAGTGCTACTAACCTTGGATATTATGACGATGGAGCATGGAAGACATATATGGATAGTTCTGGAAATTTTGTTTTAGGAGATATAGCTGGCGGTCACGCTGGTCTTTCGTGGAATCAATCACTCGGAACATTAGCAATAATAGGAGGAATAACTATAGGGATAGAAACAGATTTTGAACCAGGTTATGATCCATCCACAAAGATAACAACGTTTAGACAGACTCCTACATACACAGAGTTTGGATCATCATCGTTGGGGTCAGACGCAAGCGTGAAAGCTTATTATAAATTTTCGTCTGGAGCTGCTACCACAGATAGTTCAGGAAATTCGCATACATTAACAGCCATTTCTGCCCCTGCAGCCGTCACTGGTAAATTTGGCAATGGAGCATATTTTATTACTGATGATGCTTACTCTATTGTTGATCACGCTGATTTAAAGCCGAGTGGAGATTGGAGCATTTGCGCATGGATAAAAACCTCTATTTCTACGGGTGACCAAAGCATTTTTTCCAGCTGGTCCGAACAATCAGTTAAATATTGTGGAATATTGTTTAGAATATCTAGCGGTATTGTCAACATTATTTCTGCAAAAAATACTGGAGTGACATCACATGTAGATTTTGAATATATTTCTGGAACAACAAATGTATCTAATGATAGCTGGCATTTTGTTGTGGCTACTAGTGATGGGGTAAATTTAAAAGTTTATGTAGATGGAGTATTAGAGGGCACAATTTCTTGGGCACATGATAGTGTTTGGGGAGCAGGAACAAATTATGTAAGGGTGGCAAATAGATCTGATACTGGCACAAACCAAGATTTTTTTAATGGAACAATAGATGATTTAGTACTTTTCAATGGAAAATCATTGACTTCTACTGAAATTTATACACTTTATTGTGAGGGCCCTACCTCATTATCTGTTGGAGACATATGGATAAATACTGATAATAATAATACCCCGTATGTAGCTGCATCAGCGGATTGTGTTTATATAAATGAATCTGAATGGGTAGAATCTGAAAATCCAGTGGCCAATTGGAACTCAATTAGGACTGGTACAAATAATGGAATATTAAATATAGGAGATGGAAATATAAAATTAGATGGAGTTAACAAAAGAATAACCGTAAGTGATGGGACTAATGATAGAGTACTCATAGGAAAACTCTTAGGAAAATTTTAAACATATAATTATGGATTATGGTGCAGCAGTATCTCAAAAAGGGTATGATGTCAAAACTTGCGATGACAGGTTTTTAGTATATAGTTCTGCATTCCAATCTTTAAAAATATACAATGTGTACTCAGTGAGTACCACTATCCCTACTAGTGGAACACACACTATAACTATAGCTCATAATCTTGGATTTTATGCCCCTTTTGTTGTAATTTATAATGGTAGTTCTAGCATAGGAGTAAACAACAGCTATTTTTTTTGTGATAGTCTTGGATTATCATTCACTGAAGATTACCATGATAATACTGAAAATAAATTAAATGAATTAAGAATAGTTATCACTCCATATTTTGATGATATGACTGCTGGGGCTACGGTATATTTTACAGTAATATTATTTTTAGATGATTTTAGAACGTTCAATGAAAAAATAGTGAATAGTGGGACGACTCTAGGATCAAGCAGTACAGACTATGGGATAAGGATATCTAAAGATGGATATGATGTTAAAACATGTGATGATATAAATTGCGTGATGTCTAGTTCTTTTTTTTCTCACATTGTCAATAAAAAGGGAATATATACTGCGACATCTGATGGAGTAAAAACAATCAGCCACAGCCTAGGATATTTCCCATCAACATTAATATTCAAAAAAAGAAATGGTAACGATTATATAAATTATGTGAGTACCACTATAAATACTTCTAGCGTTCAAGAATATATGGATAATGGAGATATGCTTTATTATATAATTTTTAAACAAAAAAATGGCTGATTACGGATTTAGAATTTCATCAGATGGAGTAGATGTCAAAACAGGAGATGACCTTGACATGGTCGTTACTTCAAAGTATCCTTTATTAAAAGGAGTATTATCTGGTAGCGGATCAGAATCAAATAATGGAGATGAAAAAGAGACAGCTATAATAAATCATGGCTTAGGGTATATTCCATTTGCTCAAGTGTATATAAAATTAAGCGATGAAGATTATTGGCAAGAGCTTCCAGTCTGTAGGAGTGGAATGGAAGCCGGAATACTTATAAGGCATTATTGCAATACGTCTGACTTAAAAATAGTAACAGAGCAATATGGAGAGGACTCAAGAACTATTTATTATCAATATTTTATTTATTTAGATAAGGGAAAACTATGATTTTATTTTATGAAAAAAGAACTGGGGATGTTTTTGCTACAATTGATGGCAGGGTTCATAATAAAAAAAGTATGGAATGTCATATTGATAATGGGATAGGAAAAGAGAATATTGATAAACTGATAATAGGATGGGAAGAAACAGACGAACTTGAAGAATATAATGATGAGGTAGAAAAAATAATAGAGGTAGGAGATAATTTATTTAAAAAAGAGTTAGCAACTGAAGTTAAAAAAAGAAATAAAATTATAGAACATAATATTGACAAGATTGATCTTCTGATGAAATTTGAAGATACTTCTCCAGAAAGTCCTTTGGATTACAGGATCAATCATGTAACTAAAGAGATCATTAAAAAAGTTAAATAATTAAATTTAAAAAAATATGGAAACAATAAAAAACGAAGAGCAAGTGAAGCCAGTAGCTAAACAAGAAAGAAAAATTAGACAGATAGTTTTAGAAACAGATGGAAATAGAGTTAGTGTTACAAAGAATGAATCAGCAGGAAAGATAGAATTTATTGGAATATTACAAGCATTAATTGAATTTTTAAGAGATTCAAAATAGTTTTATAGCAATATGATCAGACGGTTTATTAAGGTTTATTGTTGCTTAGGAGGTTTGCAATACTGATTAGGAAATGCTTGGGGGGTCACATAAAGTGGCTCCTTCTTTTTTGTTATACCGGCTTTATCCAATTCATCTTTGGTGTTATAGAATATTTCTATCATTCCTTCTGGATAATCTTCTTTCTCGAATGATACCGTTGTCACTATGCTTTCCTTGTTATCTCCCCATCCTGTCCCTAATTTTTGCTCCTGAGGAGAGGTAATGGATGCACATAGGCTCACAGGAGAAACATCCCACGGACTCCATGTAGATTTTCTCGTTGTAAATTCATAATTATACCCTCTTTGTACCATCGTAGTGCCCCCCCAGGGTGAAGTGGTGGTAACGAAGACTGGTTTATGTTTCTCGTTAAATACTGCTACTCCTATTACTCCTAGATTATCTCCTAAGCTTATTTGTTTACCATACGATTTTTCTGGAGAAGAGAAATAGAATGATGCCACTTCGTTATCACTTATCCTCCATCCTTCTATAGTTATGGATTTATTACCGGGGACGATATATCCTCCTGAAGAATAATCTCCTAATTTTCCATCCAAAACAGAAATTCCATCTATCGTTGGTATGAACAATTTTTTCTGATAGGAATTATTCTTGATCAATATAGAAAAATTTGTATTTTTTCTTCCCTCTATATAAGTCTTTCCTTTGTGGAAATACTCTTTAGCTTTGTTTCCATTAATTAAGATAGAAACCTCAAAGTCTTGTTTTAACATATTTTTGTAGGGACTTCATGCTCCTCTCTGGAGACTTAATGCCCATATTATGTCTGATCATATTGTCAAAAAACTATAATACAAATATAGCATAGTCTAAGTGGCTTGACAAATAGTTATCAAAAATATATTATATAAATAGTACTTTAACTTTTGGTATTTATATCCTCGGTATGGCGGAAGAACCTCTTGCTAGGAGGTAACGCACACGTGAAAAAACATTAGGGTTCATTAGCGTGGTAGTTTGTCTACACTTAAATGATTATAGCAGCGAAGTGGCTTCAAATAAACTTAATAAGCCAGTGACTAAAAAGAATCATGCAGCTATCTGCAGACGGTGAATTGATTACGTCATTTAGAGCAAAGATCCCGTCCTCTATGGGAGAGCTCAGATATGCCCGGTGGGCCGTGGCATGTCTCAAAAATAAAAGAAGATTATAGGGGCGAACTCACAGGTAAACTGTAATCCTGTTACCGTAGATATATATATCAAAATGGCTCATAAACCGCCGATACAACTAAGCCAACTGGCTAAAAAGGGTGTTCTTAACGAGGATACTTTTTTTAGGTTGCTGTCTGAACAGAATAATTATGTTGATTCCGATAGCATAAAGGATTTTTATATGGGGCTGGTGAGACTTATAACCAACGAACTAAGAAAAAATGGAGTGGCTACTCTGCCTCATTTAGGAGTTTTTGCGTTAGTTAAGCAAAAAGATAGGGTAGGACTGGCCGGACAATTTAAAAAAATGATAGTTGGCAAATATGTTTTGAAATTTTATCCCAAGGAGGCTTGGAGAAAATATTTTTCTCAATTTGAGCAAAGAAGTGGGAGAGAGGGTATGCTTGATCCTAGGGAAAAAGTCCTTGGAAATACTCTGGAGTAAAATGGGACCTTGTTATACTTATCCCATATGGCTACAACAATAAATGATATCCCAAATCTTACTTCTCAAATAGATAGTTTAAAAAAAGAGGCTTCTGGATATCAAAATAAACTAAATACATCTAATACTGCGTTAGGAGGAGAAGGGACTCCTACGTCTTTAGATGTTTCAAATCAAACATCTCTTCAAAAACTTCAATCTAGAATACAAACACTTAATGATCAAAAGTTAAGAACGCAGTGGTATGGAACAGATGAACAAAAAAATGCTAAAGAAGAAGGAACAAAGTTAGGTATGATAGGCTCTGCTCTAGATTTTTTGACAAGACCGCTATATATTGTAGCTGGAGCAACAAAGCATTTTATCGGGCAAGGAAAAGGCTCACTTTATGGTGATATAGCTGACAATATGGTAAGAGATAAGAGCACGTTTGGGGATATACTTAGGACATCAAATGTTCCTGGAGCAGTCTCTACCCCGCTTGGATTTGCTTTAGATATAGCCTTGGACCCTGTCAACTGGGCAACAAGGGGAACAGGAGCCTTGGTACCCAAGGTATTTATGGGTGCAGTGAAAGGAGTCAAAACTGGAGAAGGACTAGCCAAGGGGCTTTCTATAGCGACAAAAGCTGGTGTGCTGGAAAAAGCCACTACCTTAGGAAAATTTACTCCATTTTTTAGAAAATCGGAAGCTTTTGCAAACTTGGGTGCTAAATCAATAAAAGCTACAGAGGCATGGGAAAAAATGAGTGGATATGATCTTGCCAACGTGATAGCTAACAAGGACGCAAACTTGTTGGGAGTATTCAGGCAGGGTCTTAAAAAAGTTTCTGAGTCCGCTATAAAAGCTACTCCTGGAGGGGAAAATTTTATAAAACACTTTGTATATGACCCGGTAGATTGGGTCCGTCAAGCTAGAATAAAGGATATCATGCAACAATCTCTAGGAGTGAATGTTGATCTTAAGGGTGCTATAAATGCTCATAGCAAAGGAGAATCTATGGAACCGTTCTTGAAGGAAGCTACCGCTCAGGCAGAACAGAAGATGAAAGAAATGAAAGCTATACCTGAAGGACAAGTTGCTTATAATATAAATATGGATGGACCTACTGACATAATTTCCCCTCAAGATGTGGATAAAAAAATGACTAGTATAGAGGCATTGGGCTTAGGGGACAAAGTAGAACAAGCATCTCCGCTACTAGTGAAGGATGCTGATGATGCTGCATCTGTTCTTTTGGATGATTCTAGCAAGTTTACTACTCTTGATCCGATGGAAAACGCATTAAGGATAACAAATGAAAAGGTAGGAGGATCTCCGATCTCACTAGAGGATATTTCTAAAATAGTTAATTCTGGAGCATTAGATCAGACAGGAGTGAAGTGGTTCGACAATATGATGAAAGGAATACGTGACTATACTATAAAAACTGATAGAAATATAGGAAAAATAAAACAAATAGGGAAGGTCACTATGGATAGTTACGATAAGGGAATGTCAATATTTAGAGTAGCAAAAGTTGCTGCATCTCCATCATCATGGGTAAACGCTGTAGTCGGAAATATGTTAATGACCCACATGGCAGGGGCAAGCATAGGCGGAAATTTCTTAAAGAGACTTGGAGATTCTTTTACACTTAATTATAGACAAAAGTCCGGTAAATTAGCTTATCTTGACGGGTTAATGATGGATGCAGGAGGAGGGGAAAAGGGAGGAGACTTGATAAGAAGAGCTTTAGCTGAAAACAAAACAGCAGCATCAGGAAGCTTAGGAGATACTTCTTATTTAGGAAATCCTGTAACTGGCAGGAAGGGTTTGTCAAATTATGTAGTGGAAAGAGTGTCAATGCAAGGAATAGACGCAGGGATAATAAAAGATGCTTTAAACCCAGAAGAGGTTAACAATGTTTTAGCTGATATAGCTAGACAAGCAGACATGAAAACTGCAGAAACACTGGCTAAAAATAGATCTACGGTATCTCTGTCCAAACGGGCAATAAGAGAAAAAGGAATAGAGGGAGTAACTAGTATGGATTTGGGAACGGGAATGGCTTCCCAGGAGTTATTTTCTAATAAGGCTGCATCAGAACTCTTCGAGTATATTGCAGAAAAGGCTGCGAAAGAACCTGATAATAAAACATTTAAAGTCCTTAATTATATATTTAATAAGGCTCCTGAGGGTTATGAAAAAATTGACCAAACTTTTAAAATGGCTACCTTTCTGTCTGCTACCGTTGATGGTTATACAATGAATGAACTTAGAAAAATATCTAAACTTATAGATATAAACCCAGAAGAGATAAGGACTGTATTAAAAGATGAATCAGGAAAACTTTTAACCGAGAAACGATATGCTATTTCTGGAAGGAATGCTTTGGAACTTTCTAATGTTATGTATTTGAATTATGCTGCAATGCCATCAGCCGTAAAGGTGATGAGGAACTTACCATTACTCGGTTCTCCATTCGTTTCATTTATGTATGGGATGACAATAAAAACCGGGCAAACATTGGCTTATAACCCAGCAGCATTTAATAAGGTAGGGTTTGCTATGACGGAATTAGGTGGATCTAAAACTCCACTAGAAAAAAAGGCTCTTGACTCATCTTATTATTCATATTTAAAACAACCAGGAATGATGAGGATGCCATTCTTTGATAAAAATCCTATATATATGAATATGGCAAGTATGATCCCATATTATTCTTTGAATATGTTTAATCCTACGCAAACTGATTATGGAAGTTCTGCTAAGGAACAACTTGTCCAAACAGTTCAATCATCCCCATTGATGAAAGATCCTTTGGGTAGCACTTTGTTTGATTATTTTATTCAGCCATTGATATTAGGAGAAGCAATAGAACCACAGGGTCAATTTGGGCAACCGCTATATCCTGTAGATGCTAACGCAATAGAGAAAGTCGGATATGGAGCCAGAACATTAGGAGAAGCCTTTGTTCCTAATGTAGCTTCATTCGCTGGATTATTGACTCCAGAAGCCGCTGCTCCTTATATTCCTAGCTATAGATGGAGGCAACTAGCCATGGCAAAAAATGGTAAAAATCAATTGGGAATATCTAGCAAAGAGGATGCTTCTTCCAGAAGGGATAGGGCTATTGCTCAAGCATTAGGAATCTCTGTTCAGGCCCCTGTCAATACTAATTTCGCAGCTAAAGATAACAATAGTATTAATAATTAAGTACTGTGTTAAAATAATTATATGAATATACCTCAACCAACACAAATAGATCCCACTCAAGATCCTGCAGCTGGAGGAGCTCCTATTTCACAAGCTCAGAGGCAGGAACTTTTGGATTTGCTAGAAAAAATAAAAGGGCAAATGAAGACATTGGAAGCTACAAGATTTGCTTCAAGCAATAAGGCTGAGATAAGCAGAAAAAGTGTACTAAAACAAGTATTTGAAAGATTGCAGGCATCAGGAATAGATTTGTCTAATCGTGAATCAGTAGCCGCTTTTATAGCAAAATTACAACAACTTAACCCAGAATTAGCTTCAATGTTTGAAAAAAACATGGATGCGCTATTGGGCAAACCAGATGAAAATAATATGAATAATATAAACGACAATGAAGCATTATCCCAAAATTTACAGTGATCTTTGCGATATAAGTAAGTGGTCCAATATCAATGGAAGGATAAAATCAGTTGACGGATCATTGGATGAATTGATATTGAAATTTAGAAACTTTTATAAAGAAACCCACCTTTCTATATTTGAATCCACTATAAAAGAGATATGGTTAGAAAAACAGCTTGTAATGGACGGTAGGAGAAGAATAAAGCGAAGAGGAAACGGGGTCTGGAGCGATATATTATTTAGCAGATTTAATAAAGTAGCGGTAGGGACCAGTCATCGTGTCCTTACGGCTAATTTTTGTTTTACCCCTGTTGCTACTTATTTGATAGACTTCTTTCCTGATTTTTTGTATCATGATCCGTTTAAAGAGCCGGAAGAATATAAATATCCATACAAAAAAATAACCCTAGATTATCTGGTATTCGTTTATCAAATGGATGAGAGGCTGGAATTGCTTGAAGAGGCTGAAAAAAGAGGGATGTCATATGCGGAATTTATAAACTGGGCTACGAACTGGGCCCTTTGCTACAATGATGACAACAATGTCAATAAATATCAGTTGATAGGAGGACATTTAAATTGGCCTTATATAAGGAATAATAAATTAAAAAGGTGGTGGGAACATAAAAAATTTAACTTTAAATAAATGGAAGAACCAAAAAAAATAAGGCTCAGGCCGATTGTTTATACCACAGCAAAACCGGCGTCTGGGGCTCAAAATACTACTCAGCAGATGTTTCTATTGAAGGCGTTAAAGGTTACTCAGGACCCTAAAAAATTGAGAGAAATGATAGGGGTAAAAACCGTGGCCGAGGTTTATAGGACGTTGGATAAATTAGCTATGAGGAAAGAATATCATGAGGCTCTTAACCGGTGTGGTATTTCCTTCGATTACATAACTAAAGGGATAAAAGGAATCGCAGACAGTGGAGAAAAAGATGCTGATAGATTAAAGGCGTTCCAGACATTGTTAAAATCGGTGGGAATGGAAAAATATGATATAGAAACTGTTGGTACCGAAGGTACTTGGGAGGAAGCGTTGTTAAAAAAGATTGAGGAGGAAAAAGCAGACGGAGGATATATTGATTCAGGATTAGAACCATATAAAGTAATAGAGCCTGAAACACCTGAATCAGAAAAGATAAAGCAGGAAGATGAAGCAATAGTAACCGGAAGCATTTATGACACAAAATAGCATTGATAAACTTTTAGATCCTAAATTTTATTTAGAGTCGTTCACGAAAATCAAGGGAAAAACTCCCGGTCTTGCTCCGTTTATTTTAAATGAAGCTCAGAAGGATCTTTTCAATGCCATAAATACTCATTCTAGGGTGATAATTTTGAAAGCCCGGCAGATAGGATTTTCTACAGCTGCAGTAGGATACCTTTATCATAGAACAATTATTACTCCAGGGACAAATACTGCTCTTATCGGATATAATTCTGACCTAACAGCAGAACTTCTTGATAAAGTTAAAACCTTTTATCGTACCACTCCAGAATCTATACGTCCTCAAATACAATATAATTCAAAATATGAAATATCATTCCCAGCCATAGATTCAAAAATACTTGTGTTGCCATCTAGTGAAAATGTAGGTAGAGGATATACTCTTCATAATGTTTTGGCCACAGAGTTAGCTTTCTGGGAAAAGGCATCGGAAAAAATGTTGGCGATTGAAAATGCCGTCCCATCGGATGGTAAGATAATTATTGAGAGCACCCCAAATGGTATGGGAAATCAGTACCATAAGATGTGGATGTCAGAAAACGATTATTGCAAGAAAAAATATGGGTGGTGGTGGGGATATAATGAAGAAGAAATAGAAATAATAAGAAGGAGAATAAACAACCCCATGAAGTTTGCTCAGGAATATGGGCTAGAATTCATGGCAGCAGGAAGGCCGGTTTTTTCCTCTCAATTAATTAAGCTATTGAGACTTGATGTATTAAAGGTAGGTGACGAGACTACTGATGATGACGGGATAAAGGGAATAGTTGAAAAAGATGAAGACGATTTGATCATGTATTTTAAACCAAAGGAAGGAAGAACTTATATTGTAGGAGCAGACGTTTCTGAGGGTGTAACTGGAGGAGATTATTCCGTATTGACCGTATATGATAGGAGATCAGGCCATGAAGTGGCATTTTGGAGAGGACATATGTCTCCAGAAAGATTTGGTTATTTTTTGGATAAGGTTGGAAGGTTCTATAACAACGCTCTAATGGTGGTGGAAATTAATAACCATGGCCTTACTACTGTCACAGCTTTAAAAAATAGGATGTATCCTCAAATTTATTTCAGGCCTGTAGTAAAGATGGACACTATGGGGACCTCTTTCGGAGACAGAATGGGCTGGAAAACCACGAAAATTACCAGACCGCTTATGATTGATGATCTAAGAGAGGCGTTATCTGATAGGAGTTTGAAAATACATACCGAAAAGACTATGGATGAAATGCTAACCTTTGTTTTTAATGATTCCGGCGATATGGTCTCTCAAGGAGGGTTCAACGATGACTGTATTTTCGCTTCCGCTATTGGTTTTCAAGGTTTCAAGGTCATGTACGGAGGAAAATTGGAGCAAATTGACTATGAAGGCATACTTCCATCTAATTTTTCATATTAAATCAAAAAACAAACTAAAAAAAGGACTTTGATACAATTTATTCATGCAAAAGTACGGAACTATCTATAATGCATCAAATTTTGGAAAAAAAGAGGAAGAACTTCTAAGACTTTTTAATATTCAAAGAGACGATGCCAGGAATTACTTCTTAAACGTGATAAAACCACGGCTTGATCGTTCATATAAGCTTTATATTGCTTATGGAGGAGATAGGCAGAGAGAAATAAAAAAATGGCAGTCCAATGTTCAGATTCCATACATCCAATCGGCGGTAGAAACTATGGTCCCACGTATAGTTGACGCTAGACCTGAGTTTACTGTAATTGGAAGAAATGAAGACGATCAAGTCAGAGCGGAAAAGCAGGTAAAATTGATGG